ATAATTATTACTAGGACCATAATGATTGTAGTCATATTGATCATCTCTTTGCTCAACAGAAACATCAAAGCTTCCCTGTGCGCAGGTGTTTGTGCCGTTGTTTAGATATTCGTTTCGTGCTTGTGCAGTTGTAGAGAAAAGAAATAATAAAACACTAACGGTTAAGATCTTTAATATCATATGCATGCTCCCTTACTTGATCCGCTAGTTGTCTGTATAAATTTTCTGCCATCTCCCATGTAGCTTCGGCAGCGGATAGTCTTGTTTGTATCCCTGTTACTTTTTCCTTCAGATCTTTAATATCTCTGTGAATCTCTGTAAGCGTTGATTTATTTGCTTCAATCGTATCGGTTAAATTTAATACATATCTAATAGATGTAAATGTTCCGGCTAAGATGGCTGCTATAACAGGAACTATTACAATATTTTTTTTAAACCAGTCTAGTTTACTTTGTTTTATTTTTTTAGCCATGAAGTGCTACTCCTACAATTACTAAACACAGTGTCACTATAAGCCAGTTCATAATTTTAATTCTGACCTTTACTTGTTTTTCCCGTGCTAGAGCTCTTCTTCGAAGCTCTTTTAGAGTTCTGAATCCTACCATCTTCACACTCACAGTTATCACATACACATAATCCATACTCATCCGCATGCAGATCTCCACGACAATGACATTCGTGGTAACAGTTTTCACATATTTGTGTCATGATTAGAAACAACCTTAGTTATTAAATTTATTATATTGGTCTACGATCCATCTAGAAACTTTTCTAAAGAATCTTTTAATTTTTATCATCATTTTTTTTCTCCTCAATTTTATAGAAGAACCTATCGGTATCTTCTGTTTTCCACTTACCAGTGTCTTCTACGTTCCATTCACTGGTTTGCACTTTCCAATCAGGGATTTCATTCTTCACTGTAAAGGAAGGTATGTCCCATAATATTCGATTGTTTGGTTGTGCTGCATAATTGCCATCTTCAAGGGCCATTATGTGTGCGCACTTATGCTCGTGCGGGATCTCAGAATGATCAGTATCTACTATATTACTCTCTGGGTGGGCAAAATCAACCGTAAAAAGATATGCACCCCTATGGAGTTTCTTGTCTTTTCCAAAGTATTTGCCTGATTGTCCGTCTAAAAGATCGAAAGTAGTAACAGAAGGATAATAACTGAAACAATTCCAAAGCTCCAACTCATCAAGTCGATGTCTAGGAACTTCTTTGACGTCAAAGCCTCGTTGAATGAAGGCAGATATCGGGAGACGATAGAAGACAGCGCCGTTTTCCATAATCGCATGGAATAAGATAGGCCTGCCCGTAATTGACGCAAAACCAAAGATAATACAGTCTTCAGCTTCGCCGTGATGTTCTTTGAGATCATATAAATATTCTCTACGTATTTGTGCATAAGTTGCAGGTATGTTTGCATTTAAATAAGCCATAGTCAATCCTCATTTTATTTCGCCCCAGTTCTTCCCAAACTCATAATCTACTTTGTTAGGAACTTCAAGTTTTACAGCACTTTCCATAATCTCTTTTATTCTTTGTGCTTCCTTGTCTGATCCAATAGAGATGTCGAGTTCGTCATGAACTTGAACGTGTGGTATTATACCTTCTTTATGTAATTCAATCATAGCTTTCTTTGTCATATCAGCAGCTGAACCTTGTATTAATCTATTTAGAGCTTTGTAAGTGTATGCTCTTCTGATCCCTGGTCCGTGCTCCAAGAGCGCTGCATCATGGGGTAAAGCTTTATGAATCCCGAATTGATTAGGTTCCCATAAAGGAAATCTACATAGTCTTCCTAATAGAGTTCTAACCTTACCTGCGCTTTGAGCTCTCGCCATAACCGCATCCATAAGTTGTTTAACAAATGGAACTTTAGAATGATATTGTTTGAATAGAGAATCAGCTTGAAGTTTATTTACACCAAGCTCTGCTTGTAATTTATTTTTACCCATACCATAGAAAAGACCCAAATTGATCGTCTTGGCTTGAGTTCTAGGAATGTCCGCCATATCAGCTACAATCTGGTGGAAGTCTGCGTCCCCTTGCATGTAAGCATGTACTACATCATCAACTCCATAAAGATTTTGTAATGATGCATAGTGTACTACTAGACGTGGTTCTTGTTGGTTATAATCAAAACAACCCCAAGTATGGCCTTCTTCTGGAATAAATAATGATCTGATCCGTGGTCCGAGGTCTTTGTTCCTTGCAGGTATCTGCTGTAAGTTTGGATTATTCATACTGAATCTTCCTGTTACAGTTCCACCACCTTCGGCTCTTAACTGATTAACCTCTGCATGTATTCTTCCTTTGTGTGAATATTTTAATATTGTATCTATAAACGTAGTGTGAGCTTTATTAATCTCTCTAGCTTTAGCAATCTTCTGAACAATGGGGTGTGAGTGATTAGCTAAGAAGTTCTTTGTAAAACTTGGAGCTTGAGTCTTTAATGTTCTCTCATAAGGTAATTTTAATTTATCAAAAGCTTTAGCAATAGATCTTGCAGCCCAAATCTGTACATCTATACCCGTACTTGTTAACACTTCATGAAGTAGTTTTTTCTCTTGTTCTACTAATGTTTTCTTTTCTTTCGCTGCTTGTTCTTGATTTACACGTACACCGAGAAATCTCATATCAACTAAAACAGGAAATAATTCTATTTCCATATCGAAGATAGCTTGAATATCCTGATGTAAAATTTGCTTTTTCATTTCCTGCCACAACTCCAATGTGAGTTGGGCGTCACGCTCCGCGTAAGCTCCAACGTACATGGCTGGAAGTTTATACATCTCGGCTTTAGCATCTACTCCCCATGACTTTGCGGCTTCATATAAAGCACTTTCGTCTTTTCCTTTACCTACGTGCTCTTTAGATAAACTATTTAAATCATAACGTAATCTATTCTCATCAACTAAACTGGATGCGATCATCGTATCAACAATCTTTCCTTGAACTGTAATACCAATCGCTCTTAACCAACAGATATCATACATGGCATTGTGAAATATTTTTATAGAATCAGAATTCATTTGGTCCTGTAACCATTTAAGAACCATCTTACGATCCATGTTACCACCACCTTCGTGAGCAATTGGATAGTATGCACACCAATCGTGCGTAGCTAAAGATATTCCCACAACATCTCCTACACCTACAATAGAACCAGAACCCATTCTCTCGTTTAGGTTAGGGTCTTTTGTTTCTAAGTCTATTGCAATTTCATCGTATTTAGATAGGTCTGGAAAGTCTGTAGGCGGGATCCACTCGGTCTGTGGTTTGAATAGAGGCACCTGCATTATTTTTCCTCCTTAAAACTAAAACCATGAGGAAGAGGAAGTGAAGTATCATCACTATAGTCTCTTTCAATTGCCATCTCACAGTAATGGATAGCTTTTAATAAATCTTCTTTTTGATTTTTTTGCTTGTGTCTACACAAATATTTTATAGCGTTGCCTTCGGCGAATGGGATATTGTTTTTATTTATAAACTCACTTGGCTGAATAACCATGTTACGATAATGATCACCACCTACCTGTTTCTTGTATGTATCTTTCTTCATATTCTGTACGATTTATAAATATCCTTTGGACGAACAATATGCAAGTGATTTTTTGTTCTGGTTGCACCCACATAAAATAATCTGTTCTCATCATCTGGATATCTTTCATAATTTGATTGTGTATTTTTACTAAGGTCTGTTAATAAAACTACATTGTCTGCTTCACCACCTTTTACTCCATGAATAGTAGATAAAGTAATTCTTGGATCTTTATTTAATTCTTCTCCATTTTTTCTCATCTTTCTAATGTAATGCACTTGTTTTTCTGGAGCTGCGGTAAAGGATTCAAACCAAACCTGTTCTGTGTTTAATCCATATTTTAATTTAAGCTCCCCCATACTGTAAATATTGTCTGATATAATTTCTTTAATTCTTTTCTTACTAAATTGTTCCGGCTGCATATAAGAAGCAATTCTTTTAACCTGTTCTCCATTAAGATTAATTCCTTTTCTCAATGATTCCCAATCTATTACAGCTTCATATAAATCTCTCTCGTATGCCTTCTTAAATTTGTTTCTGTAATATAATCCATTAGAGTATAGAACATTCTCTAAATCATTTAACATGTATCTTGTTCTCGCTAGTACAAGCCATTTACCAGAAGACATATCAATGTTTTGAAATTCATTGTAATAAGACAATAAACCTGTTTCTGTTTTAGGTTTCCATTCTTTATGTAGTCTATTAGATATTTTACCAACTATATTCATAGCTACATCATGTACTGCTCTTGGTATTCTGTATGATTGTGTAAGATTAAGTAGTCTTCCTTTTTGTGTTATAAAACTATCAACATCTGCGCCAGCCCATCTAAATATGGCTTGATCATCATCACCTGCAATATAACTATCTTGTGTTTTATCCCATATAGATTTAGCCATGTCCCATTGCATACGCGATAGATCTTGTGCTTCGTCTATAAAAACAACATCAAACTTAGGAGATGCATCAGACTTAACAAACTCTGTGATCATGTCATTAAAGTCAATTAAGTTGTATTGTTTTTTGTATGAGTCTAGTTCACCTGCTAGTATTTTTAATTCCCTTACAGATAGATCCTGACTATGTTCTTTTAAATTGTATTGTTGTTCTGGTGTTATGTTTCGTAGCTTAGCTAGTTGTATAATCCGTAGATACTCACTATTTGTTGTGAATAAACCTGTCTGTTCTTGATCGTATTCATTGTAATCAATACGCATATTAATCTTTTTACCAAGATCTTCATAATGTCTACGTTGCATTACTTGTTCTTTCTTAATACCTAATCTTCTAAATGCTAATGAATGTAATGTTCTAAAGTATGGAAGATCATCTTCGCTAAAATTAAATTTTTCCATAGCTCTATCTCTTGCTTCATACGCAGCTTTCTGTGTAAATGAAAAGAACCCAATCTTATTTGGGTCCGTATTCTTTAAATGTTTATCTACTTCGTTTAATAATGTTGTGGTCTTACCTGTTCCTGGTGGACCCAATACAATAGTTTTCAAAATACATCCTTAGGTTTAAATTGTTTTGGTCTATAAACATCAGCCATTGGTTTAAATTCTCCTATCACCATGACGCTTTTCTTTTTATTTCCTATGTCTACTCTATCAATAGTACAACCACACTTATCTCTAAGTAATAGTTGTGTCTCATCATACTTCTCTGTCCATCTTCTCTTTAACAAATACTTATTAAAAAATTCTCTAAATATAAAATAATGTTTGCCTTCATGTGTCCACACTAATCCATTTACCATATCTTCTTTAGTAGCACCTGATGCTGTTCGGTCTGTGCAGTATTCTTCTAAATGATCTAGTAGTTGTTCCACTTTAGAAGATCCTTTAGGTGGTTCTATTATTTCTATCCCTGCAAATAATAATTTAACCATGTCTGTAAATTCTTTTTTCTTTAATGTTGGAGGAACTTTATTAACTTGTTCCATCACTGCTCTTTGAAATAATCTTTGTTCTTGTAAATAAGATGTATCTTTTAATCTCACTCTTTCTCCATCTACGTTTACATAGTAGTAAGGCTCATCTAAATTAATTTTTTGAAGATCGTTCAAGTCTGGAAATAAAGATTGTCCTCTGATTCCATACTTTCTTGTTAAACATAATTTTTTATCACAATGATTACACATTGGGTCTTCATTGCATTTAAAACCTAGTTCTTTCTTTTCGTGATATTTTATTTTGTCTTGGATTGTTTTATCATCTAATGGTG